AACCCGCCGCGCCGCCGGCCGATGATCCGTGGGGCGCGCCGGCGGCCGACCAATCGTCATTTGGGGACTTCGGCAAACCGGATCCGGAACCGGAATTCTAAAGGAGGAAGCAATGAAAGCCAGCGAACAGCAGGTGCTCATCCCGCAGGAAGCGACACCGGACACGCTCATCGACCTCATCGGCAAGACGCAGCAGGTCACCAAGGCCGCGGCCGTCGTGCTCAAGGCATGCCGCAACGTCATGGACACCAAAAACAAGCAGGAGCACATCGACAAGTGGGGCGGCATCCACGCCATCACCGAAGCCGTGTACGACTGCGCAGACCTCGCTCAGCGCATCCTCGACGCCGGCCTGGCCATGGAGAACATGTGCGCCAAGCCCGCCACGTCACGGCAGATGATCCTCATCGACGACCTGCGCCGCAGCCTCGACATGGAGGATGGCGACGTGGAGGCGTCCATCGACCCGGACACCGGCGAGATCGGCTAAGCCTCCAAGGAACCCGAACCACGGAAGGAGAAGAAGAATGTGGTTCATCATCGACGACCAGATGGCCGACGACAGGCGCATCCGACGCCTACCGCTCGCCACCGTGGGCCTGTGGGTCAAACTCTGCGTCATCCACTCCAAAGGCGTCTCGATGCAATCGAAGGACCCGTCGGCGTATCCCGGCCACTTCGACCAGCTCGACCTCAAGGACGCCGGAGGCACCATGCGCCAGCTCCAGCAGCTCATCGATGCGGGACTCATGGAGGAGCACGACGGCGGATGGCGTCCCGTCTACGCCGAAGGCATCTGCAGGGAGCCACGAGTGCTGACCGAAGAGCAACGCGAGGCGCGCCGAAAAGCCGGAAGCAAGGGAGGCCGCCGTAAGGCCGCCAACCAAAAGGCCAAGCAAACGTCGGGCGACTTGCCGGAAAACAGCCAAGCAAACGGAGAGCAAAACGGTAGCAAACCTTCTAGCAAGTTGCTAGGGGACAGCCAAGCAAAAACATGGCATAAAACCGATACCGATACCGATATACCCTCTCCGACCCCTCCCGCCGGCAAACCGAAGCAACCCGCCACGCCGGAATCCGGCTTCGACCATTTCGCCGAAACCTATCCCGGATCCGTCGGCGCGAAAGGCCGCAAGACCGAAGCCGAAGCCAGAGCCCTGTACGCGGCCATCGCCGGAAACCCCGTCGAACTCACCCGCCTCCAAACCGCGCTCCGCCGCTACAAGCACGCCGTCAACGACGGCCAAATCCGCACCGGCCACATCCCACGGCTCAACACATGGCTCCGCGACCAGTGGGAGACATGGGCGCCGGAACCCATCACACCCACGCGGCAGCACAAGCACACCTGGAACTGCGAACACGTCCACCAGCTCATGGATCCGCACGAGGACGAATACGACCACACCGGAAGCCTCCGCAACGGCAACCCAAGCGAATGGTGGAAGGCATGCCAGGCATGCGCCGACGAACTCAACAACCAAGAAACCAGCAAGGAGAACAAGCAATGAGCAACTACCAAAGCGATCAGATCAAGCTCATCAACACCAGCCTCATCGACCCGCCCCCGGACAATCCACGAAAGCAGATCGGCGACGTGACCGACCTCGCGGCGAGCATCAAAGCCAACGGCCTGCTCTCGCCGCTCTCCGTCGTACCCAACGGCGAGCGCTATCGTGTCATCGCCGGCCATCGTCGTCTCGCCGCATGCAAGCAGGCCGGCACCGGAGCCGTGCCGTGTTTCGTGCTTGACTTAGACCCGTTGCAGCAGTTGGAGGCCATGGTCACCGAGAACTGCCAGCGCGAACAGCTCACCGTGTTGGAGGAGGCCGACGCCATTCAGGGCATGCTCGACCTCGGAGCCACCACCGCCGCCGTCGCGCACAGGCTCGGCCGAAGCGCCGACTATGTGCGTGACAGAGCGAAAGCGGCGAGCATCAAGGCGGACGTCAGGAAGACACGCGACGACTTCGACCAGCTCACCATCGGCCAACTCATGGCCATCGCACGATACGACGGCCAGCCGGACCGTCAGGAACGCCTCGCGCACGCCGCGGGGACCTCGAACTTCGACTACATCCTCCACAACATCGAAGTGGAAGATCGCCGGAGCCAGTGGTTCGCCGATGTCTCCGCGCTCCTCGCCACCGGCACCACCGGTCTCAACGTCATCGAGGATCCCGGAGAGACCTTCTCGGATTCCGAATGGCATTACTCCGGCGCCATCTTCCCCGCCGCGGGCACTCCGGAAGAAACCATCGAAGAGCTCCGCAAGCAGAATCCAGACGCGGTCTCCGTCCATGAAGCGACGCAGACGATATACCTCTGGGATCGTCGTGATGCGGCCGCCGACGCCGAAGAGGAAGCCCGACGGGCCGCCGAACAGGCCGAACGCGACGCCCGCCGGCACGTGCTCGAGGAATACGCCGCCACGACGGCTGACAAGCGCATGGCATGGCTCCACGGCCATCTCCATGCCATCAAGCGCGCCAAGCTCATCGAGACCACGGCAAGGCTCGGACTCCTGCAGGCAATTGACCCGGACCCGACCGGCTTCACCAAAGACCTACACACCTGGAACGACGCCGCATGCGCCCGGGAACAGTTCGCCGCCATCGCCGGCATCAAACCGGAACAGGCGCTCGCGGAACTCCACACGCACCTCGACTCACCGGACTGGCCGACATACGCGGTCATGATCCTCACCGCCAGAATCGAATGGTTCATCAGCCCAAATGACTGGGACTGGAGTGGCGACGACAACGTCAGCCGCCGCATCCCCGGCTATTACCTGATCCTCCAAGACCTCGGCTATGAGCCATCCGACGACGAGACCGAACACCTCGACCAGCTTGTTGCCGCCATCACGGAAGAAGACGAGGAGGAAGACGAATGACCAAGGAACAGATCAACAGACTCGCCCAACTCATCACCGACACCGCGGAAACCGCGGCGAACATCGAACTCCAGGCGCTCGCCGGCGGCAAGGCCGATAACGGCATCGCCGCGATGGCCTCCGGACTAAGAACGAACTGCACTTCATGTCTGGTGCTGGTCAACGGCCTGATGCAGGAAGGAGCGCGTTGTGAGTGAGTTCGATGATTCGAAGCGCATCGCTTTGGAGCGGCAGGGCTGGCATTGCCTGCGTTGCGGGACGAACATCCACGATCCGGCTCGCTGGCCTGGACGTTCCGGCCATCATCGGCAACTGCGGCGGGCGGCGGATCCGGATGTGAGGCACAGCCCAGTCAACATCATCGAGCTGTGCGGCAGCGGTGACACAGGATGCCATGGTTGGGTCCACCAGCATGTGGCCGAGGCCGAACGACTCGGGATGATCGTGCCGCTCGGCACGGATCCGCGTGACGTTCCAGTGCTCGACTGGGAAGGCAGGTGGATGCGGCTGAACATGGACGGCACCGCGACCCGTCTGACAGCCATGGAGGTCGCCACACTCGACATCGACAGGAGGGAAGCGGAATGACCATTGACAAGCCCGACATGCTGCTGTGGATGGACGTGGAGACCACGGGGCTCGACCCGGACCATGACAGGATCCTCGAGGTGGAACTGCGTTGCACCGACATGAAAGGCGTGCTGTGCGTCGGCGGTTTCCACCGCGTCATCGGACTGAAAGGCCGCAAGGCATCCATTACGGACGGGAACCTCGAGGCGTGGCGCATGCACTGCGCCAACGGACTGCTCGAAGACGCTCTCGACGCCGGATATACGGAAGCGGCGACGGCGAACGCGCTCGAGGAATACGTCGACAGCCTCGCGCAATCGTTCACCCTCCATCCGGCAGGCAGCAACCCGCAGTTCGACCTCGACTTCATCAACCGACTCTGCCCGAACCTCCCGCTGCACTACCACCGCATCGACATGGCCACCATCCGCGACAGTCTCGAAGCCGCCGGCTGGGATGTGAGACCGGAAGAGGAGACGCCTGCAGCCAGCGCCCACCGCACCGGCACATGCCTCGACCGCGACATCCGCCAATACGCGCGCATCATCCGCCACCTCTCCGAACATCCGGTCCGATACGTCGCCACGAAAGCAGCAAGGTGATGGACATCGCAGCAGTGATCCTCCTATGCGCCGCCATCCTGATCGGCTGGATGGCCAACAGGCCATGAACCGTACCAACAACGAAAGGAACCTCGGAATGAAACAGACCATCAACCGCATCTCCAACCGCGTCGGCGACTGGTTCGCCACACTGTTCGTCCTCACCGCGCTGCTGCTCGTGCCGCACGCCATCATCCGGCCGGTCATCGGCATCGGCCTCCACCACTGGATCCCCATCCAATGGCTCGCCCTGCACGCCATGCTCATCATCCTCACCCTATGCGTCGCGCTCGCCGCCTACATCATTGCGGACCTCACCGCGCCGGAACCGCTGGAAACATACTGAAAGGAGCCATCATGGCAGACCAGGAGACCATTCCGATCGGTCTGGAGACGCAGAACAAGGTGGCCGAGGCCATCTACCTGCGCTGGTATAGCAACGGCCGCCGCCATCCACGCCCATGGAACGAGATGCCCATGGAGGACAAAGAGCCATGGAGACGCGTGGCCAAGGACGCCATCAGCACGTTCTTCGCATCTCCCGAGTTCCAGACGCTGCTCGACGACGTGTACGACGAAGGCTACGAGGCGGCCGAAAAGGACGCCAGGGGCGAAAACGAAGGCGAGGAGCCGCGGTGAGCGTCAACGTCCCGCTGCATAAATGGCGGTCGGCCGACCCGGCCATCCTGATCGGCCGCCGCTGCATCGCCCGCACCAACGACGACGTCGTCATCGACGGCCGGCTCGAACTCATCCGCCGGCCGGACGGCGCCGCCACCCTCCGCTTCCAGGGCATCGGAAACGACATCATCGACCACGATCCGAACACATGTTCCAACAGCATGAGCGACGGCATACGAAGCCTCGCCATCTACGGAAAGGAATGAAATGCACACCGTCAGAATCGCCACCAACCCACGCAAATGGCGCAGACCCGCACCCTGCCCGGCATGTCGCCAGTCACGGCCGCTCATCCTGACCCTCGGCACCGTCTACAACCTCCGAACCCGCCAACCGGTCAACACCATCTACGGCTGCATCTGCCCCAACTGCCGGCACAAATGCATCCTCCACATCGACGGCAGAAGCCTCAACAAGGCCATCCGCCTCTGGAACCACCACGCCAGCCACCATCAAAGGAACGAACAATGAGAAACACCATCTGCGCCACCCTCACCACCATCACCCTCGCGCTCTGCGTCGCGCTCGCCGGATGCGGCAGCTCGGCCAAAGCATCCACGCAGGCGCATTCGGCCAAACCCATCGACTCGCAATGCACCGATGGAGGCACCACCCATGGTTTCTACGAGTGCGCCATCACGTTGTCCGATACACGAAAGGTGGACTGCGTCGTCTACGCATGGGAGAAACAAGGCGGCCTGTCCTGCGACTGGAGCCACGTGAGCGGAGCGGACAAGGAGCCGGGGCAGTGAGCTACCAGGAATTCCGTGAACTGTACGTCATCTGCGACGAGTGCCACACAAGCCTTTTCGTCTATGATGCGACCGATGAGGACGCCGACAACGAGGCCGCCGACCACGGCTGGCAATGCGACGAGCTCCAAGGCAGGCACTACTGCCCGCTCCACTGGCACGTCGAATGCCACGACTGCGAAGCCGCCGATAGTGGAGCGCCGGACGAACTGGAAGCCGCAGGATGGCACATCGACCGCGATTACCCAGACGACAGCCTCTGCCCGAACCACCACCATCTCTCATGCCGCGAATGCCGCAAGTGGGACGTCGGACCGCTGCATCGGCTCGAATACGAGGGATGGCAGCTCAACTCCACCGACCCCAACGACAGCCTCTGCCCCGAATGCGTCAAAGCCAAGGAGGAAACAAAATGAGAAACAGCGACGCAGACATCGCCATCGACGTGCTCAACAAACTCATCGCCCAGGAACTCGAGGCCGCGAGCGCCGGGCAGCGTTATGGCAATAGGCCCCTCGAGGAATGCGCGACGATCAGTTCCAACGCCTACACCTTCGCCAGGGACAAGATTCGTGAGGCGCTCGCCGATGCCGTGGAGGAGCGGGACGCGCGGAACCCGTTCCAGTGTCAGCGTGATGAGTTGGTCGCGCAGGATATGCATACGTGCGATCTGTGTCGCAGGCGGGTGTCCAGTCCGGTCTATGCCGTGCATCTTGCCTATATGGATCAGGCAAAGACCGCCTCGGAGGTGTGCGCCGACTGCATGTGGCGGTTGAAGTTCAGTCCGGTCCGGACCATCTCGCTGGATGCCTACCGTCTTTTCGAGCGGTGGCGCCTGTCCCAATCGGAGGCCGACGCATGAAAGACCGGACGCCACATCTGTGCCGGAACGCTCTCGGAACCGCCATCTGCGCCAGCAACGGCATCGGACCAGGGCGTAGCACGTTCCCACGCCACCGCCTGCAGCACTGCGTCGTCTGCAGCAGGTGGTGGAAAGCCACAGCCGTCTCGACGCACCTGACCATCTGGACCGAAATGCCCGAATGGATCATCCGGATGCTCTGGCACAGCATCTGGGAATCGGCCGAAAATCATCCCACCAAGGAAAGAGGAAACCATGAGTAAGGAAACACTCAAACCGCCACTGCCACCAATCGACGGCCGCACCGAAGCCGCCGCCGAACGTCTGTTCGGGCTCAAATGGGCACTCCGCAAGGACTCCACCGAAAGCATCCACAAGGAATGGCAGACCGCACCGGAATGGATCCGCGACGGATACCTGCGCCAAGCCATCGAAGTGCTATCCGCGGCCGACCAAGCGGACGGCGCCACCGCCAGCGACTACAAGGAGCGCATGCGCGTCGAATACCAAGAGCTCACCGGCCGCGCCGACAAGCTCAGGGACATGCTGCAGCGGTATGCGGATGGCACGCTCGACTTCGAGCCTACCTGCCCGATCACTCTGTTGAGCAGGCAGCTTGACGTCATGGACGAATACGCCGTTCTGCTCCGCCATAGAGCCAAGATCGAACACGTCAACCTTGAAAAACAGGACTCCGCCACCGAATAAACAAAGAACCCGACCTTCCGGCCGGGCTCTGGCATTACCACAAACCAGACTACCACGCCGGAGGGAATCGAACAAATGTACGAACCGACCAACGAATCCCAGCCAACCACCACCAACACCACAACAAACACCAGCCAAACAACACCAGCGCTCGCCGGTGTGTGCCTCGTCTGCGGCGGAGGATGCGCTGTCGGCGACACTATGTGTGCGAGATGCGATGGGCTGATGCGCGGCTGGCTGCGGGAATATCCAGCATGGTTGGATTCGCTGCATGAGTTCCTGGACTCGACCGTGCATTACGGAGGCCGCCAGCCTGGACGCGTCAACCTTCCAGCCGCGCCGACGCCAATCCGATTGCCGGTGCTCGACCACATGCAGGCCATCGAGGATGCCGCGATCGCACTCTGGCGCCGGTTGTATGCTCCGCCTGCCATGCCTTGGGCTACCTGTGGCGTGCATCCGCCGCTGGTGGACATGCTGCGTGTCTGCGCCGGCAGTCCTCGACTGCGCCGCCTGCCTGATATCGCCGACTTCTACCATGAGTGGGAGTCGATGGTTCGAAAGACGCTGGACATCATCGACGTGCCGCCTGCGAAACATGGCATCGGAAGATGCCCGAACCCGCTGTGCGGAGTCGAATTGACAGCGGCGGTCGGCGCGGTAAGCGTTGCATGTCCCGTGTGCGGCAACACTTACCTTGTGGCGGATGTGCGGTTGGGGTTTCTGAGGGAATGCGTTCGGTCGGGACGCGCGTTCACGGCGGGGGAGTGCGCGGAGCTGCTGCGCGAATGCGGATTCCAGTGCAATGCGAACACGATTCGCTCATGGCGCAAGCGCGGCAGGCTCCAGCCGGTTGGTGAAAACGTGAAGGGGCAGCCGTTGTACAGGCTTTCCGACGTGCATGGACAGGTCGTGCGACGCGACTCGATTTGACAAAATCGAAAGTGCAACGCACAATTGTCAGTGGATTAGAGGGTTCAAACCGAGATGACTTGGTTTGAACCCTTTTCTCATATCCACCTTGGATTCTCCTAACTCCTTGGGTTGCGTAACACCGTCCTGTCCGAACGGCATATCGGACACGCTCCGCCCGCTCCACGTCAGAGTGGGCATACACCAACAGTGGCAGGCAAGCCAATCCCGCGCTTACGTGATGCGGTGATGCTCAAACCGCCTGTCCATGCCTTCGTAGGAATCAGTGGCAGATCGCACCGGTCGCAGATCTTCGGATCCTCTTCCTTGCGGCCGCGTGTATACGCGGGTTCGACTCCCGCCGAAGGCGCTCCATGAATAATCTCGGGAGGGGATATCCGCAGATGACGGAATCCCTAGTCGACACGTGGTCGGCCATGCTAGGACTTCATACGAAGGAATAACCATGAGCAAGCGACGCAACGAGCGGGTCAGCAACGGATACCGGCGGCGCATGCTCAGGCAAAGAGTGCTGGCCGCATACGATGTGTGCGCCATCTGCGGCAAGCCAGTCGACAAGACATTGAAGACACCACATCCGATGAGCGCCGAAGTGGATGAGCTCATACCGGTCTCACGCGGCGGTGATCCATACAGCTTCACTAACTGCAGGCTCACGCACCGCATCTGCAACAGGATGAAGAGCGACAAGACAGACGAACACGCACGAGCGCTGCTGGCCGGCAAGCAGACCATCAAACCAAGCTCGATGCCGTTCAAAACGTTCGGTATCTGAGCCGGATGCCAGGGCAGGGTACCCGGTCATGCCCCCTTGGGGTAGCCTCGGGTGCAGTGCCGATATTTCTCTTGAAATTTAAGCGTAACGAATTGTGTTACGCATACGTTGAATGAAAGGCGGAATATGGCCTTTTTCAAAGCGTCAGCATCTGACATAGAACGATTTAATAAATACTTCAGAAGCACTGACCCTAGTAAATGTTGGGAATGGAACGGTGCTCATCACCCAAAGGGATATGGCACATTCCGTCTGGCAAAGACGTCCGTTCCGGCACATCGCTTCGCATATGCATTGACTCATAACATGTTTATCCCAGATGGGATGGTGATTGATCATATCTGTCACAACCGTTCATGCGTTAATCCAGACCATTTGAGAACAGTAACGGTTCAGGAGAATTCCGAATATCGTGTTTCCTGTAATAAGAACAGCAAATCCGGAATCCGTGGTGTTTACTGGCGTAACGATCGAAAAGCATGGCAAGTTGAGGTTATCAAGAATAGGAAGGCATACAAGAGAGGTCCATTCAAGACGCTTGCACGGGCGGAAGCTGCTGCAACAAGATTGCGCGAAGAACTCGGGTTCCTCACTGGTTTTGGAATGAAGGAAACGCAATGATTTGCGAAGTATGCGGTAAGCAATTTAGGCCAAGTGGTAAGGGCAGCCAACAGAAATATTGCTCCGCGAAATGCAGGCAGAAAGACTATCGGCGTCGGAAAAAGAATCGGTCCGCACAGGACCGGAACGGTAAGCCGCCCGTCAAAGCCGTGGAAACGAAACAGAAGCCGGAAAGGGATCTCGACCAGCGGAGCTTCGAGAGGATGATGGACGGTAGCATGCTGGACATGCTGCGCGCCAACCGTGACCGACTGCAGAAGGCCATGGATGACACGTCCACACCGGCAAACGCACTGCCTGCGATCAGCCGCCAGCTCATCGACGTATGCGAACGCATCGAATCACTCCAGGGCGGAGGTCTGACCGACCTGTTGGACGATGAGGAAGACGAGGTGACGGACGATGTCGGAGCGTCGATTGTCTGAAATCGCCAAGGTCCTCCGCCAGCCGGAAGGCATCGTTGGCAGCGAGTTCACGCGAATCAACAAAGCCGCGCGCAAGGCCGGCATCCGTTTCGACTTGTGGCAGCAGGGCTTCTTGTGGCTTCTGTTCGCCAAGAACGCGGAAGGCAAGTATGCGTGTGGCGCGGACGGCGCCGTGCTGTCCAGCTGCAGGCAGATCGGCAAAACCTTCACCGTCGGCACCGCGTTGTTCCTCAAGGCGATACTCACACCGAACCTGAAAGCCATCTGGACCGCCCACCATACGCGCACCAGCGACGAGACATTCGCGGACATGTGCGAGATGGAGCACAATCCAGTGCTCGGCCGGTACGTGGAACGCATCCGCAGAGCAAACGGCCAACAGGAGATCACGTTCACGTCCGGCAGCCGCATCATGTTCGGCGCCCGCGAAAACGGCTTCGGCCGAGGATTGCACAGCGTGGACGTGGCCGTGTTCGACGAAGCGCAGATCCTCACAGTGCGCGCGATGGACAACATGATTCCGGTTTTGAACACGAGTCCTAACCCCCTGGTCGTGTATATGGGCAATCCACCCAAGCCGGGAGACCAGTGCGAGGCGTTCACGGAGAAACGCATGCACGCGCTGAACCATGACGGAAACCTCCTCTACGTGGAGCTTGCCGCCGACAAGGACGCGGATTCGGACGACCGCGAACAGTGGGCTAAAGCGAATCCCAGCTATCCGAAACGTACAAGCGAACAGGCAATCATGCGCATGCGCAACAACCTGTCGGACGATTCATTCCGTCGTGAGGCGCTTGGCATATGGGACGAGACCGCCACCGCATACGCCATCAGCCCCGACCTGTGGCAGGCCGCGGCCGTCGACGACGTGCCCGAGGGCGGCACGGTGAGCTTCGGCATCGACATGCCTCCGGACAGGAGCGTGCTGACCATCGGAGCCGCGCTACGATACGCGGACGGTTCGGCCATCATCCAGATGGCGAACATCAAGGACACGCGGCAGGCGGGAACCATGTGGGCCGTGGACTGGCTCGCCGAACATTGGCCGAAGACCGCCAGCGTGGTCATCGACGCGCAGTCGCCCGCCATGAGCCTGCTGCCGGAACTGAAGAAAGCACATGTGAAGGTCACGGTCACGAACATGCAGGAGATGGGCCGCGCATGCGGCCGGTTCCTCGACATGCTCAAAGCCGGAACGCTGAAGCACCCGCGGGACGAATACCAGCCGCAGCTGGCCGCAGCCGTCAAGGGCGCGACCACGCGCCCATTGGGACAGTCCGGCGCGATCGCCTGGAACAAACTCGGCAGTGATGTCGACATCACACCGCTCGTGTCCACCACACTCGCCCTGTACGGGGCGTACACGACGCTCCGACATCCCGGAAGACGACAGATCATCGGAGGAATCTAAATGAGCGACATCCAGACAACGGCAGCACCGGACGGGTGGAAACCTACGGGAGGAGCCGGAACGGTGCCGAAACTCGTCGTGCCGACGCACATCGACGGACTCTCCGGTGAGGAGAACGCGCTGCTGCGCGAACTCGCCGAGGTATGGACGCGCCACGCGAGCCGCAACCGAACACTCACCGCCTACTACGAGGCCAAGGAGCCACTGGTCGATTTTGGACTGACTGTGCCGAAGTCCATCAAGGATCATTACACGCCGCTTGGGTGGGCACGCAAGGCTGTGGATATGCTCGCCGAGCTTTGCGTGTTCGAGGGATTCGTCTCGCCGGGCGTGGACGACCCGTTCGAACTGCAGGACTTCATGAGCCGCATCGGATTCACTAGCGTTCTGCAGCAGGCCATCCAGACTGCGCTCATTCACGGCTGTTCGTTCCTCAGCGTCGTCCAGGACTTCGAAGGAAGACCGCTCATCCGCACGCATACCGCGGAAAGCTCGGCCGCCGTCTGGGATTACCCCAACCGGCGGGTCAGGGCGTGCATGGCCATCACCGACGTCGACGACAACAACGAGGCCACCGGACTCGTGCTCTACATGCCCGACCGCAACATCAGCGTGCAGCGCCGTCTCGGCTACTGGTGGCGCGTGGACGATGAGCAACCCACCATCGACAACGAGTGCAGCGTGTTCCGCCTCGCCTACAAGGCTACCGAGGTCAAACCGTTCGGACGCTCCCGCATCAGCCGGGACGCTATGGCCATCATCGACGGCGCGAACCGCACCATCGTGCGCGCCGAAGCGAATGCCGAATTCTACGCGTTCCCAAAAATCCTGCTGACAGGCACTTCCGAAGAACTCGCCTCATTGGGCACGGACGACGCGTTAAAGCTTTATATGGGTCGCTACAACATGATCAGCAAGGACATCGACGGGCAGTCCCCGACCGTGACGCAACTGGCCGCGTCGAGTATGGACCCGCATCTGACGATGCTGAAAAGTTGGGCGGCGATGTTCGCCAGTGCGATGAACATTCCAGCCAGCTCGCTAGGCATCGTGTCCGACGCGAACCCGACGTCCGCCGACGCGACCGAGGCACAACGTGAGGACCTGATTATCGAGGCGCGCCACTGCGACCGCGATTTCGGCGAATCGATCCTGCAGGCAGCACGCCTCGTGGCACGAATGCAGGACCCATCGGTGTCAGACGATGATCTGATGAAACTGCAGGTCGACTGGAAGAACCCCAACACTCCGTCAAGCTCCATGAGCGCCGACGCATTCAGCAAGCTCGCCGGCAGCATCGACTCGTTCGCCAACAGCGAGGTCGGCATGACACGCGCCGGATTGAGCCGAAGCGAGATCGTCCGGCTGAAGGCCGACCAGCGCAAGGCTCAAGCCGGACAGGTACTCGATCAGATTCGCGGCATGCGCCAACAGACTGAGCAGACGCAGGACGACGGGGAAAGCCAGACCGACGCTTCCACGCAATCAACTGTTGCGGGGGGGGGGACTGAAGGACAGCTTCGACGCACTGGGAGTAGCGATCAGAGCCGGGGTGACACCGGAATCCGCGGCATCGATGCTTGGACTGAAAGGCATTGAATTCACCGGCATGACGCCGGTCAGCCTCAAACTACCGGAAGGCGGCGGAAATGAGCCCGAACAGTCTGAACCTGCCGCCGGAACGACGCAGAAGGCTTGAACTCGACCTCAATGATTTGTACGAGGATTACACGGACACCATGAGCCGCCTGCAGAAGGAGGCCGGCAACAGTGTCTCGGGCCTCGTCTGGGACGGTGAAAGCCAGGAGCTCATCAAAGCGGAGATCAACCGGTATGCCGACGCCGCCAGCAGGCTCGCATCCGACTACTACGGCCACGTACGCGACCTGTGGGCGCAGTACGGCGGAATCGATATGCCGGAATACGAGCCGCCTTCCATCACCGCCGACCGCGCGGTCTGGCAGATGGAAGGCGGTTTCAACAACACTGACTTCATGGGATTGCACTACAAGGATGTCATTCCAGATGAAAACGGAGCCGTTCACAACAACGCCGGAAGAACCATCGACGACCTGTGGCCCACGTTCGCTGACGAGGAGCAGGCGCTGGAATACGTGCAGAATCTGATTCAGACCGTCGGGCGGCTGACCATGCAGAGGGCTGTGGCCAACGATCCCACCAAGCCTCGCTGGGCGCGTGTGCCGCGAGGGGCTAAGACATGCGCGTTCTGCCTTATGCTCGCCTCGCGTGGCTTCGCCTACCTGAGCGAGGACACCGCCGGACGGCAGATGCAATACCATACGGACTGCGACTGCGACATCGTGCCAAGCTGGGGCAGCAGCAAACTCAAAGGATACGATCCGGACAAGTATCGTGAAATGTACCAGGCAGCCAAGGCTGCGGCCGGCGATGACGGCGACTGGCGTGACACGCTAGCCCAATTGAGACGCATCTATCACGATGAGGTCAATGATGGTGTGACTGCCCAACCGACGATTCGATGGAGCGGCAAATCGATTCCAATCAGCGCTTCCGAACTATCAAGATTGTCGGATTATAGCGTCAGGATGCCTGGAGATAGATTCTCCAACGACGAGAAGATCGCGGCTTTGATGGATTGGACCGGAGACAGCTACAAAAGTATCAACGGCTACCTGTTCGGCGGACGAAACCCGTCGAAAGACGTCATCCATCAGGTCGAATGCATCGACGAAGCGATATCCGACCATATCACCCGAGAACGTTTCACGGTCGACAGGCAGATGCGGTTGTCGACGTTCCACGTCAACGACATGGAGTCGCTTTTCGATTTGAATACCGGTCGCACCTTCGAACACATCGGCTACATGGCCACCAGCATCAAGGAGGGAGGCATTGACGTTGATGGGGAAGACCGCATCGCCACAAGAATCCTGGTACCGCCGGGAAGCGCCGGCGTGTATGTGGAGCCGATCACTCAGCATCCGGGAGAATACGAAATTCTTCTGCCGAGAGGAAGGGCTCTTCGTTTCGAAGGGCTTGGAGCATCCGACGGCAGACCGATCGTTTATCTGAGACTGCTATGATTGAGCCTATGGATCGTTCCGACCGTTTCACGTTTATGCCCGGTGATTTGAAGGAAGTCACCGATGAGCGCCATCTTGCGGAAATCAAACGCAAGTATGGCGATATCTCCATGCCGCAGGACGAATATGAATGGGTCAGGAACGAAGGAAAGAAACGCTGGTCCGTCGGCGACTATGTGTCGACCGACGAGCTGCGGTCCGAATACGCGCGAAGAAAAGCGCTGGGAAATCTCTGAATCCCAGAAAGCCATCACGTCGAAACGTGATGGCTTTTCTTTTACCTTTCACACCCCAGCGATGGGGCGGGGCGCAGCCATGCGCGAAACCAACAAGAATGGCCGTCAACTCGCCGGCGTCAGGCGTGGAAACCAAGAACAAGCAAAGGAGCCACCAACCATGGCAGAAGAAAACCAGACCGGCGCGGACGGCCAACAGGAGCCGGAACAGCACGCTCCGACCCCAAAGGACGTGAACGACGCGAAGCCGAAGACCTTCACCCAGGAGGAAGTCGACCGCATAATCAACGAGCGTCTCGGCAGGGAACGCGGCAGGAAAAGCGACTACGAGGAGCTCAAAGAGAAGGCCGGACAGACTGCCGACCTCGAATCGAAACTCTCCAAGGCGCTCGAGGAGAACGAGAAGCTCAAAAACGAAGCCAAACAGGCCGAACACGAGAAGGAGCTCTCCGCGATACGCGCCAACGTCGCGACCAAACACGGCATTACCGACCCGAGCGTCCTCGCGGGCGACGACGAGAGGCAGATTGGCGAATACGCCGAGAAACTCATGAAGGTGTTCGCCGACATGCGTTCCCGCGGCACGGTTGCGGACCAGAGCGCCCGCACCGGACAGGCCAAGGCGAAACGCTCCAGCCGTGAGGACTTCGTCAACGCCATGAGCAATACGCTCCTGTGATTCAACCAGCGAAAACATTCATTTGAAAGGACAAATCATGACAGATCCGTCCATGACCCGAAAAAGCAACGGTCTAGACCTCACCCCTGAAACCCAGGCGGAGATCTGGCAGACCGCAAAATACCAGAGCGCGTTCATGCAGCTCGTGCCCGAAATGAAGCTGCCCGGCAACGGCGCTCGCGTGCCGATCATCATCGGAGACCCGGAGGCCGCATGGGTCAACGAGGGCGCCGAGAAGCCGAAGAGCGGCGTCACCTTCGGCAAGAAGGACATGCTGCCGTACACCATCGCGGTCATCATGCCGTTCTCCAACCAGTTCCGCCGAGACTTCGGCGCTCTCTACGACCAAGTGGTCGCGAAGGGTCCGGGAGCCATCGCCCGCACGTTTGACAAGACCATCATGGGTCTCGTCGACGCTCCGGGAGCGGACTTCGACACCCTGAAGAGCGCGCAGACCGTCAGCATCGGCAAGGACGTGTGGAAGAACCTGAACAAAGCCGACGACCTCGTGTCCGAAGCGGATGGAACCGTGGACGGTTGGGCGTTGAGCACCCAGGGTCGCAGTGTGCTCCGGCAGGCGACCGACAACAACGGACGCCCCCTGTTCCTCAACGGCACCGCCGCCTCCGACGTGAGCACCGTGCTCGGCAACCGCACCTACATCAGCAAGGGCGTTCACGTGCCCGCCGTATCCGAGACACCGGGACCGGCCAAGGCAGAGATCCTCGGCGTGTGCGGCGAATTCTCCTCCGCCGCATGGGGTTCCGTCGAAGGAATGCAGACCAGCATCTCCGACCAGGCGTCCATCACCATCGACGGCAAGCAGGTCAACCTGTGGGAGCACAACATGTTCGCCGTGCGAATCGAAATCGAGGTCGGCTTCCGTATCCGCGACATCAACCGCTTCGTCCTGCTCACCGCCTGACGGAGTCCGACATGACTGTCGAACCAGACGTGTTCGCCACCTCCGACGACCTCGAACGGAGATGGCACAAACTCACCGACGAGGCACGCGAGAAGGCCGACACGCATCTCATGGACGTGACCGACTACATCAAGGAACGCTCCCCGAACTGGCAACGTCTCCAAAAAGAACGGCCACGCCTGCTGACGAAGATCACCTGCGACATCGTCCGCAGAATCATGCAGGCCGACCCGCTCGACATCCCCGGCGGCGTCACGCAGATGAACCAGACCACCGGCAGCTTCAGCGAACAGTACAGCTTCGGCGCCCCCACCGGCGATCTCTGGCTGCGCGACGACGAGAAACGCATCCTTGGCATCAATGCCCAACGCGCGTTCAGCGTCGACATGGCCACGGGGGAGGTGTCCTAGTGGAAACCATCGAAGTGTGGCGCGGCCAGCCCGACACCGACACGGACGGCAACCCCATCCAAGGCAAACCCGCCCGCGTCGGCACATTCCAGGCCTTGGTCGCGCCAACCTCCACCACCGACCAGACCGAGGAAAACGCCAATCCACGGAACACCGAATACACGCTCCACATCCGCGGCAGCCAACCGACCGGCATCCAGGCCACCGACCTGATCAAGGTCAGGGGCCGGCTGCTGCCGGTCAAGGGCAAGCCGCAGGTGTGGGACAACCTCCACGGGCGCCACGTCGGCGACGTGATCACCGTGGGCGAACGGAAAGGATAGGCCATGGCCAAACGATGCAGATTCGTGTTCAACCGCAAGGCGTTCAGCCAACAGGTATTGAAGAACGAGACCCTGCGGGACCGCATGCGCGACGCGGCCCACGAGGCCGTCACCGACAGTCGGTGCATGGTGCGCGACCATAACGGCGCGAACCGCAACGGCGTGGCCATCCTCTGCCCCGCACCCGTGGAGAAGGCGCACGGCACGTTGGAGGACACGCTCGGAAGGATGCATGTATGAGCATCCCCGTCACCCCGCGGCGCACGGAGCCGCTGCTCCTGCCGAGACTCAGGGAGCTGTTCCCCGGCGTGACGTTCGACACCATCGAACGAAGCGACCTCGAACCTCCCTTCACCGAAGCCACCCTGGCCGACTCCGTGCAGGGCATGAGCACGCCCATCTCGCAGTACGTGCGACTGCGCCTGGGCGTGCGCTGCATGAGAGAGGACCACACCGGCGACTGGGACAAGGCCGCACGCATGTGGGCCGACATCGCGAGGGAGATCATCAGGCTCGGCAAGACGGCGCCGCTCATCGACGCGTCACTCGAATCCGGGCCGGTACGCATGACGGACGAGGACAAGAGGCTGGTGAGCGCGTACGGCGTGCTCCTGCTCGAGGTATCCGTCAACTGAAACCACAACCAAGGAACACGTGCCGCCACACGCGCAGAACGAAAGGCAGACGAATGTCTGACAACAACGAAGAAACCACCTCCGCCGTGCAGGCGGCATCCGAACCCAGCATGCAGGCCGTGCAGGGGGCGACCGACTACGGGTACGTGTCCAACGGCAACGACTCCGGCAACGTGCGCCTGATCAAGAACTACGCGCTGTTCCTGTTCCCCAAGGGCGACAGCACGTTCGTGGCCCCGACCGGCGTGAACTGGACACCGCCGACAAGCAAGAAGCCGATCGGCTACTCGACCGAGGACGGTGCCGTACTGCATCCGGAGCCGGGCGACAGCACCGACTACAAGGCCCACAACGGCGACATCGTGCTCTCCGACACGGATCCTGGCTACTGGACCCTGCAGCTCGCCGCCATGGAGGGCCGCAAGGACGTGGTATCCGCCTACTTCGACGTGGACGTCGATCCGGACGGCGGGATCAGCATCAAGGGCGCCGGCCTGAAGAAGGAATGGATCCTCGTGCTGGTCGCGCTCGACCAGCGGGACCGCCCGTTCCTCCTGTACGGCACCAACGCGAAGGTGAGCGACCGCGACGACGTGAGCCTGAAATCCAGCGAGCTGATGAGCTTCAGCATGACGTTCAAGCTGCTCAAGGGAGACAAGGGCGAGCAGTTCCACGCCTGGGGCCTCGTCACCGAAGACGCCAAGTGACCCATTGATTCTTCCCGTGCGGCCGATGGCGGTCGACCGCACGGGACCATTACCCATAACCGCCGATAACCATGAAACGGAGACGAAATGAGCGACAACACCTACCATGTTGTGGACGTGGACCTTACCGACGCGGAGGAGCTCAAGCCCGACGTGCACCTCGAGGTCGCCGGAGTGAAACTCGACCTGCCGAACCTCAACAACGCGGAACTGCCCATCGAACTCGTGCAGGCCATCCTCCTGGTCAAGAGCAGGCCGACGCTCTCCGACGAGGAGACCAGCGCGTGCATGGCCACGTTCCTCGCGTACTTCCAGGCGATGAAGCCGAACTTCTGGAACGTGCTGCGCAAGACGGAACGTCCGATCGCCTACCTCACCGCCACGGTGAAGGCGTGGGCCGACGAATCCGGACTGGACCCAAAAGCGTTTACCTCGCCCACCTCTGGAACAACCACCGCGCGGCGTTAGCCTACGACTGGATACGCGCGTACGGGCAGGTCTACAGGCCCGTACGCTTCCAGGAATGGATCGCGGGAGCCCGCCCGCGAACCGACTGGGGACTCGCATGGGCATTGACCCGCGAGATCCTCAAGGACCACACGAGCCACTCGTGGATGGCGGCGCAGAACGCCGTCTACGTGCCCGACGGAGCCGAACAGGCCGCATGGCTGACCGCTCCTGAGCAAAAGAAACGCCCATGGTTCGACCACGGGCACGATCCCCTCCGCCAGCCGACACCGACGCACAGCCTCACCCGTCGGCAGCGCGAGGACAGGGAACGGCTCAAAGCCTACTTCCACATCAACGACGACCTCTGATCCCGACCGCCATCGGAATCCTGACACACAGCAAGGAGCACGATGGCAGCACAGGACATAGGCGTCGTATACGTCCATGTCGAACCATCCGGCAAGGGATTCGGCAAAAGCATCGAAGGCGACATCGGCGACGCCGTCAGCAAAGCCTCTAGGAAAGGCTCCAACACCCTCATCTCGAAGATCGGCGGCGCGTTCGGCAAGATCGGCAAGGTCGGCACCGGCGCGATCGCCACCATCGCAGGAGGCATCACCGCACTGGCCGCCAAGGGCGGCTTCACGCGCGCCCTCAACATCGAGAACGCGCAGGCCAAGCTCAAGGGGCTGGGGCACGACAGCGCAAGCGTCACCGAGATCATGAACGACGCCCTCGCATCCGTCAAGGGCACCGCGTTCGGACTGGGCGACGCCGCGACCGTGGCGGCCAGCCTGTCGGCCTCCGGCGTCAAGGAGGGCGGCGAGCTCACCCAGGTGCTCAAGACCGTCGCCGACACCGCGCAGATCAGCGGCAGGAGCCTGACCGACATCGGCGCGATCTTCGGATCGGTCGCCGCTCGAGGAAAACTCCAGGGCGACGACATGCTCCAGCTCATGTCGAGCGGCATCCCGGTCCTCCAGATGCTCGGCAAGCACCTGAACAAGACCAGCGCCGAAGTGTCCGACATGGTCTCGGACGGCAAGATCGACTTCCAGACCTTCGCCGACGCCATGAAGGAGGGCCTCGGCGGCGCCGCCCAGAGCGCCGGCACCACGTTCACCGGCGCCCTGGCCAACGTGAAGGCCGCGTTGAGCCGACTCGGCGAAACCGCGGCCACGCCCGTCCTCAACGGACTGCGCGGCCTGTTCAACCAGGCCATTCCGCTCATCGACTCGTTCACCGCCGCCGTGAAACCGACGCTGGAGAAAGTCGGCGCGGGATTGCAGAAGGGATTGGAACAGGCCATCCCCACGGTCACCGCCTTCTTCGACAAGCTCGGCAAAAGCCAGACCGTCCAGCAGTTCGCCTCCTATCTCGCTTCCCTCAAGGACGAGCTGAAGGAACTCGGCTCATCCCTGTCGGGAGCTGCCGGAGCCGTCTGGAACGTGATCTCCGAACCGCTCTCCGAACTCTACAATCAGGCGAAAGGACAACTGCCCGCAATCGCTGACGGATTCAAAACACTCCTGCATGCCATGTCAGGTCTTCTCGACTACGTGTCGGCGCATGCCGACGCCATCATCCCGCTGGCCAAGGGAATCACCGCGCTCATCCTCGCCAGCAAAGGCATCGGCGCGGTATCAGCCGGCTTCAAAGCATTGCCAGCCGCATTGGACGGCATCAGCAGAAGCGCCACTGGAATCACCACAGCGGCAAAAGGCATCTCAGGATTCGTCAACCTTGCCACCGACCTCGGCGGCATCGGCCCGGCATTGAAAGCCACCGCAGGCAACTTCGGCATCGTGAAGACAGCCGTCGGAACGCTCAAAACGGTCGCCACCGCGGCGCGAACCACATGGGGACTGTTCACCGGCATACTCGCCGCGAACCCGTTCGTCCTCGTCATCGCAGGCATCACCGCGGTCGTGGCCGCACTGACATGGTTCTGCACCCAAACCGAAACGGGCAAACGACTCTGGAACAGCTTCGCCACATGGTTCACGGGAATCTGGAACCAGATCAGCACCGCATGCCAACCCGCACTGCAAGCCATCGGAACATTCATCACCCAGACCATGAGCCAAATCCAGCAAATCTGGCAAACCGGATGGACACTCATCACCACCGTCCTCCAAAACGTCTGGAACACGATCGGCCCCATCATCATGATCGCACTCACCGCGATCATCACCGGCATCCAAACATTCATCACCATCATCACGCCACTCCTGCAAGCCGGAATGCAGATCATCCAAACCATCTTCCAAACCGCCGTCACAATCATCAGCACGGTCTGGAACGGACTATGGAACACCATATCCACCGTCGTACAAGGCGCATGGACCATCGTCACCACAATCATCAGCACCGCACTCGCCGTCATCCAAGGCATCATCCAACTGGCGCTCGCGGTCGTCAACGGGAACTGGAGCGCCGCGTGGTCGGCCATCCAGGGCATCGTGTCGGCAGTGTGGGGCGGCATCCAAGGTGTCGTCTCCGCTGGCATCGGCATGGTCAGCGGAGTGGTATCCGCCGCATGCTCGACCATCCGAAGCGTGTGGGCCGCGTTGTGGAATGGCGTCAGAAGCATTGTGTCGAGCGTCTGGGGCGGCATCGTCGGCACCGTAAGCAACATGGTTGGCCGTGTCGGGAGCGTCGTGAGCGGGATCGGCGGAACCGTCCGGAGCGCGGTGTCCGGCGCGGGAAGCTGGCTCGTCAGCGCGGGACGCAATATCATCCAGGGATTGATCAACGGCATCACGGGAATGGTCGGCTCGTTGTATTCCAGCATCACCAACGCGTTGTCGGGCTTGGTGGACAAGGCCAAGAACGCTTTGGGCATCCATTCCCCGTCGCGTGTGTTCCGTGACGAGGTCGGCGTGATGGTCGGACGTGGCATGGCATTGGGCATCGACGATTCGGCCGCCGTGGTCAACAGGTCCATGGATTCGCTCGTCTCCTCGATGAGCCTCTCCGACGCGGACTGGTCGAAGACCGGCAGGCTGGCCGCCACGGCCGGCACCGGCGCCAATGCCGGCGACGGCGATCTGCGGGAACTCATCGCGGCCGTCGAATCGCTGCACGACGACCTCGGATCGATCATCGCCAGGTACACGCCGACGCTACGTGACCGCGACTTCGCAAGGAAGGTGAGAAGTGCAATCGCTTGAATACGCGTGCGCCGCCACAGGTGAGCGAATCGGCTTCGAAGGGCCTCTGTACGGCGAAACGCTCGCCGGACTGCGCGGCCGCGTCTGGGACTACAGCATCGGCGCACGCGGTCTGACCGGCGTCACCCGCAAGACACGCGAAACGAACGTCACGGTGAGGATCCATGATTCGCCGGCCACGCTCGACCTGCTCCGCCGCCTCGCCGACGCCGACATGGCCGCCGGCACGCCAGGCACCCTCGTGGCCGACGGCGAATGGGAGACCAGGGCGTGGATCCCGAAAAGCGAGCCGCAGACTATCACGCCCACGATGGTCGAGACGCAGCTGACCATCGTGCTTGCAGACGGCGTGTGGCGGCGCGGGACCACCGAACACCACGACCCGCGAACCGACAAGGCCGGCGGCGACCTCGACTACCCGCACGACTACCCGCACGACTACGCCGGCATGAGCATCCTCGGCACCGTGACCAACACGACCGGCATGCCGCAGCCGGTGAAGCTCACGATCTTCGGCCCGTGCGTCAACCCGTACATCATCATCGGCACGAACCGGTACGAGGTCGACGCGACCATACCGGCCGGAAGCCGCCTCGAGATTGACGCGGCCTCCGATAGCAGAACCGTCACGATGATCTCGGACACCGGCCTACGCACTAACCTCTTCGCCAAAGCCGTGCGAGGCGCCGGGCGAGGATCCGGAACCTACGTCTTCGAACCGCTGCCGCCCGGCACAAGCAGCATCAGCTGGGCCGGCGGATTCGAATTCGACCTGACGGCAATCGAGGAGAGGAGCGAACCTCCATGGACCTGATCGTCACCGACGCGGCCGGCATCCCGACCGGCTCATACGCCTCATGGACGCTTGACCTGGCATACGGGTCGGGGGAGAACGACTTCGACCTCCGATGCCCGGCACGTCTGAAACCAGGATGCCGGTGGTGGGTCGACGGGACAGGCTGGGGCGGCATCGTCGACGACGTGCGGACCAGCGTCACCGGAGGCGAAGGCGAGCTGACCTACCACGGGCGCGACTGGCACGGCCTGCTCGCCTCGAAGATCCTCGAACCGGACAAGGGCAGGGACTACCTGACCATGAGCGGCACCATCGGCACGCTCCTGCGCACGGTGATCTCGCGAATCGGACTGCAAGGCCTCCTCACCGTCACCGAAACCAGCGCAAAAACGGCGAACTGGCAGGCCGAACGGTACACGGACGCATGGAGCGGACTTGCGAAGATGCTGCGCGGCTCCGGCCTGCGCCTTCGGTTCACCGCTACGCAGAACGGCATCCAGATCGACGCGCCGCCCATCACCGCGGCCGGAGACAGCATCGACTCCGACCTCATCGACTTCGACGCGACCCTCGCCTCGCATCCGATCAACCACCTGATCTGTCTCGGCAAGGGCGAACTCAAGGACAGGATCGTCGTCCACTGGTACGCCGACCAGAAAGGCACGCTCAGCCACACGCAGACCATCAAGGGGGCGGACGAGCGCACAAGCGTGTACGAGCTCAGCAACGCCGACGCCGCCGAACTCGAGACCAAAGGCAAGCAGAAGCTCCTGGAACTGCGCGACAGCGGCAGCATCGACGTGACCGTTGCGGACGGGCTCGACCTCGACGTGGGCGACACCGTGACCGGCCGCGACAACACCACCGGTCTGCAAGTCACCGCCGAAATCACCAAGAAGATCGTCAAGATTTCGGACGGCCTGCCGACCATCACCTACGAGGCGACCACCGCATCCACGGAATCGACCGGCGAGACCGGCGGCGGTGGATCAAGCTCCGGAGACGGCCACGCCTACTACGCCGGCGAAGGGCTTACACTCACCGGATGGACGTTCAGCGCCGACGTGACCACAAGCGACCTCGAAGCAGTGCGCAGGACCGCCACCGAGGCGAACAAGGCCGCAAGCGACGCAGCCGCCGAAATCGGAGGCGCCAGAGACCTCGCCGCCCAGGCGGACGGCAAGGCCGACAAGGCTCAAACCACCGCGGATGCGGCGAACACGCTCGCAGCCCAGGCGAACGACACGGCACAGGAGCGGGTGAAGACCATCGCCGCCGGCACAGGCGTCACCGCCACCCGCGCCGGAAGCACGGTGACCCTGACCGCGCCGCACACGCTGCCCGCGCCCACCAGCCTCACCAGCACCGACCTCAACACGCTCAAAACCGGCTGGGGCGCCTACTGGGCGGGCGGCGGCAACACCTGCTCGCACAAGCCAAGCGGCGTCGGACACTTCGGCCTGATCGTGCAGCGCACCGCACTCGGCTGGACCACGCAGATCCTCACCGACCCGCAGACCGGGAAGATCTGGCGCCGCACCTATAACTTCAACAGCTGGAACGACTGGAAGGCGCTGGCCGAGGACCGGGACGCGACCACGACGATCCACGGCCTCATGAGCAGCGGAGACAAGCAAAAGCTCGACAGCATCCAGGACGGAGCGAACGCCTACACTCTGCCCGTGGCCGCAACGGATACCATCGGCGGCGTCAAACCCGACGGTAAAACCATCACTATCGGCGAGGACGGCACCATCACCGCACAATCCAGCGCGACAGCGGTATCCTTCCTCGCCGCACACCCAATCGGCTCGCTCTACTGGTGCGTCGCCGGAGACCCCACCGACCAGGGCGGCACATGGAAGGAAATCCCCACTATCATCGGCGGACACGTCTGGCAAAGACTCGCCTGAAAGGACCACCAATGGCAAAAACCACGAACATCACCAAATACGCGTGCGACCGCTGCCACGACAGCGCATACCTCACCGACGGAGATCCGCGCACGTCGAGCGACTGGCACCAGATCAAACACACCACCGCGGACGGAGTGACGCAGGAGGCGCTCGTTTGCACCTCATGCCAGCAGGAATTCAAGAAACTCGCCGCCACGCAGGACGCGGCCTACACGGCATGGCTTACCGAGGGAAAGGACTGACATGACCACCACGCTCATCACAGGCAAGGGCGGCACACCGCACATCACCAGCGGCGACATGGGCGCCATGCAGGCCGGAATCATCGGCAACGGCAGCTACCTGCTGCAGGGCAGCGACGGCACTTTCCCCACGGTGACCATGCAGGATGCGAATCACGCGCTGATCCCCGTCCTCAACCTCGTGGTCGAAGGACGATACGCGCGAGTCACCGAGGCCGAGACCGCGACCATCGAAAGCGGCGTGAGCGGTCAGAACCGCAACGACCTCGTCTGCCTCAAATACACACGGAACAATCAGAACATCGAGACCGCTGCCATCGCCGTGCTCAAAGGCACGCCAAACACCGGAACGGCCGCCGACCCGACCGTCCCGCCGGGCAGCATCCACTCGGCCTCCGGCACGGCGTGGATCCCGATCGCCCGCATCCCGATCAGCGGGATCACGCCCGGCACGCCGGTCATGCTCATCAAACAGCTGCCTCCCATGTCGAAACTGTGTGATTCCGTAACCCTCACGAAACCAAACGCTAACTGGGACGTGGATTATCGCACCGCGTTTGTCGGCGGGATGTTGATCGTCGCGTTTCATGCCATTCGAGTCAACACGGACTGGACTGCCCCGAGGATATGGGATACGTCCAAGCTTTTCAGGCTTCCGACTGGATTGGAGGCCGCGTTCGAGGTGCATTGCGCCACGGTGTCCAATTCGAGCGTGGGGCTTCATGGCGTCGAGGTGCAGACCGCTGGCAACGAGATCAGCCTTCGCTCGGCCGCGAAGATGACGCTCGGCAAAGGCGGTTGGGTCGAGGGCTGCATCACGGTACCGCTTGATCGTTGATTAGACGACCGGATAGCAGAGCGAGCCTACACAACCCTGATTGCTGCCGGCGCGGATGACCGTGAAGCCCTTCGCATTGTACAGGGTTACGGAAAGCTATTCAGCAGGTCAATATGAGTTTCTGCCATGCCTTCTGCATGTCCTTGAGGACGCTCAGATCGGGCTTGAGGTAATACCGTGCGGTGGTTTGGATGTCGGAGTGTCCGAGCTGTCGCGCGACCACGCTGATGTCGGTTCCGGCCTTGATAGCCAACGTGCCGAACGTGTGGCGTAGGTTGCGCGGAGCGTCTGCGGATACGCGGACGGCGAACTGCCGGGCATGCTCGACGAAATCGGCCTGCCTTTGGTGTTCGCCGCCACCGACCACCCGTATTAACCAATACCAACGCACCGTGGGATTCCACCACCACACACAGAGAGGATCGCCAATGCGACATCCCGTCAGAGAGGAGCCACATGGCTGACGACATCATCGCCAGCGTCGTCGCCGGCCTCCTCATCGCCGCCATCAGCGCCATAGCCGCCGGCCTCTGGCACCAACTCAAAAACCTGCGCTCGCAGATCGCCGACGAGGAGACCCGAAGGTCGGAGCATGAGCAGCTGATGGCCGACATGAGGCGCGGCTGCGAACACGAAAAACTCGTAGACGAGGCGCTGCGCACGCTTCTGCTGTGCAAGCTCGAACAGCAGCAGGACACGATGGTGCACGACCACCACGGCGTCGCCGACAATGACTTCAAACTCCGCGCCCAACGTGTCTACGACGCCTATCACGGATTGGGCGGCAACGGCCACGGCACCCAGGTCAACAACGATATCCAGAATGCGCCCATTGCGCCCCGGCTGGGAGGAAAGCCATCATGAGCATCACCATCAACGGCGTCAAGCCCGGCACGGCCACATTGACCATCCGGGCTGACACCCAGTAGGTTGATGCGCCCGTCACCGTGCGGGAGCACCTGCGGCGGTGGCTTCCGA